TTAGGCACAGATTTACTTAAAACATTTCCTATGTATGAGGAGTTTTACAATCAGTGCAAAGAGGTACACGACAACTATGATAAATGAAAAGAATAAAAAATCTTGGTGTGTAAATGCATTTCATTCATTAAGTGGCGATAACAATGGTGCCACAAAAATCTGTTGTATGATTGATGACCCTGAACGTGATGAATTACGTCTAGGAACTGATCCTTTAAGCAAGCATTTTGATAGAAAATTTTGGAATGAAGTTAGAAATGACCTAGAAACAGGAACACGACATCCTGCTTGTCATAGATGCTTTGAGGAAGAAGATGCTGGCAGAAAAAGTAAAAGAGTAAGAGACAACGAACGTTATGAATGGGAACTTTCTCGAGGCGAAGTTAATCAATATGATGGACTAGCAAAAGTAGAACTAAACTTAGGTAATACTTGTAACATTAAATGTAGAACGTGTGCTCCTGCAATTAGCAGTAAATGGATGAAAGAATATTGGGATATTTATGAATCTGACAGAGTAAGTTATCGTGACTGGGCTAAAGATATGGATGTATTTTATAAAAGTTACGATGAGCATAGTCCATTTTGGGATGATATTGAAGAAGCATTACCAACTGTACAGCAGTTTGACTTTTACGGCGGCGAGCCTTTTATGAGCAAAAAAATGTGGGCATTATTGCAAACAGCAGTTGAAAAAGGCTATAGTAAAAATATCTCTTTACACTATAATACCAACGGTACACATTGGCCGAAAGAAGTAGAGATTTGGAAAGAGTTTAAAAACGTTAATTTAAGTTTTAGCATTGACGGAATATATGATAGATTTGAATATATGCGTCATCCTGCACAGTGGTCAGATCTAATGACTAATTTAAATAATGCACAAAAGTTTAAACAAACATATCCAAACTTATCTCTAAGTTGGTGCATTACATTAAGCACTATTAACATTTTTAACTTAAAAGAAACACTAGACTTTTACTACAAAAACTTTGGTGATATGGGACATTATTTAAATCTTGTACACGGTCCTGCTCATTATAATATTAACATTTTGCCAGATGAAGTAAAAAAACACGTAGTTGCAGAATTAGAAAGTATTTCAAAAGAATACACAAATACTTGGCACCAATTACCTGGCATTATTAACTTTATAAAAAACGGAACACCAAACAAACACGAGTGGAAAAAGTTTTTAACAACTACTGAGATACACGATGTTTATAGGAAAGAAAATTTTGCTGACACTTTTAAAGAATATAACGAGGTCATCCGGAATGTGGGATTCTAAAAATTTAGTCCAAATGCACATAGAGCTAACAAATGCGTGTAATGCTGCTTGTCCTATGTGTGTTCGGTTTCATAAAAATAGTCCACTTCCAAGACCTGACTTGCAAACAGGACAAATTACATTAGAATTGTTTAAAAAGTATTTTCCAGAAAAAATTCTTAAACAAATTGACTTAATTTTGTTTTGTGGTGTACACGGCGACCCAGGTGTTGCTAGAGATACATATGAAATTTGTAAACATATTTCAGATACTGCTCCTAAAACTAAGATAATGTTTAATACTAATGCAGGTATGAGAACTCCTGATTGGTGGGATAAGATGGGCGAGTTGTTTGCAAAAAATAAACACAAAGATTGGTTAATGACGTTTAGTGTAGATGGTTTAGAAGATACTAATCATATCTATCGTAGGAATGTAGTTTGGGAAAAGCTAGAAGCAAACATTCGTGCTTTTACTAAGCACAATCCTAAAAGTGCCTGGGACTTTTTAATTTTTAAGCATAATGAACATCAGTTAGAAGAAGCTAGACAAAAATGCAAAGAGCTTAACATTACTGAGTTTATTCCAAAGAAAGCGTTAGGTGTTGATAATGGTGTTTCTCTACAACGTATGCCTGCACTAACTAAAGAAGGTGAATTAGATTATTATATCGATGCTCCTAGCGATCCGAGAAATAGAAGTTTAGAAAATCCAACTGGTCCTGTTCAAGATGGTTATCATCCTTTTGATAGAGATGATTATTTTAAAATGAAAAAAGAAAAGTCTACAGCATATTATCAAGAACAGGTTGAACGAGTATATGATGGTATCGCACCAGATACTAAATGGGACAAAATGAAAATTAGCTGCAAAAGTAAAATAGGCAGCGGAACAGAAATTTTTGTAGATAACTTTGGTCGTGTAATGCCTTGTTGTTACATTGGCACACACCTAAATGGCACTTATACTGACGCTCGCAGTATGCAATTACACAAGGCAATGAATGATTATGGTTGGGATAAGTTTGATCTTAATCTACATAGTTTAGAAGAAATTTTATCAGAAGGACACCTAAATCGTGTGTTTGCAGATACGTGGAATTTAAAAAGCGTTAAGTGCGGTAAAATGGCATATTGTGCAGATACTTGTGGCCAAGTTAGCGGTATTGATAAAATCTTCACACACGAAGAAATTGAAGATACATCAAGATTTATTAGGGAGTCAAAATGCGATTTATAGCATACGGTTGCAGCTACACTTACGGCGCTGAACTTGCAGACGACTGGTTAACTGGCAAACATCATAACACTATAGATAAAGAAAAAGTAGAATTAGGCGCAAACAAATTCTATCAAAAGTATACTAGTTGGCGGGGGTTTGGCCCAATCGATGATAATCCAGAATATGTTAAACGGTCAAACGAGCGTAGCTATGCAGCAGAAATTGCTAAAACTATTGGTGCTACAGAATATATAAACAAGGCTAAATCAGGAAACACTAACAAGGCAATGTTTTTAGATGTTGCTCAAGATATACAAAATGGGTTTCTTAAAAAAGACGACATTATATTTGTTGGATTAACTAGTAGTGACAGATATACTTGGTTTGATAGTGGCCGTACTCATCACGGGTTACCCGGCGGCGGCTCCTGGCCAAATGATAAAGTAAGAGTAGCAATTTTAGGTTCTTGGACAGATGACGATTTTGCTTATGAAACTATTCTAGCAACTAGAGCATTACGAGACCTTTTAAAAGATTATAAGTTTTTTTATCAAACAATTCATTTTCCGTATACAAGGATACCATATAAAACAGCATTAACAGAATCTATATTAGTTGAGTTAAAAGATATTGATGACAATGCAGTTGTACCAGAATATAGTATGTGGGATGAAATTACGTGTAACAAAAATCTTCCAGATCCGCCTTCACACGGATTTCAACATCCAAAAATTGAAGTAGCAAACGCAGTTGGTAAAAAAGTTGGTATAGCATTAAGAGCTAAGTTAGGATTAGACAAATGATAGATAAAGAAAAATTTTGTAGTTTTCCTTTTGATAGTATATTCTTAGGAGCAGACGGCAAGGTTAAAACTTGTTGTACTGCTAGAGATGAGCTTGGTGATTTAAACACACAGACAATTGAAGAAATTGTCCACGGCAAACGTGCAAAAGAAATTAGAGAAGGAATTATTTCAGGAAACTGGGATATGAAAAATTGCTCTCAGTGTGCTCAGCTTGAAGCAGTTGGCGCCCATACAGAACGTATGGGAATGTTATACAAGTATGAAGAAATGAAAGAGCTAACTGACGAAGATTTTATCCTTCAGCAAATTGATTTACGTTGGAGTAATACTTGTAATTTAGCGTGTAACTATTGTTATGAATATTTTAGTAGTATTTGGGCAAAAATTTTAAACAAGTATATGGATCCTTTAAAAGATTCAACAGACTTGTTAAGTTATATTGAAAAAAACAAAGACACAATTTCAAATATTAATTTATTAGGCGGCGAACCTCTACTACAAAAAGAAAATCATAAACTGTTTGATATTCTTGACAATGAAACTAAAGGGTATATTCTTACTAATTTAAGTGTTCCGTTAAAGACAAACAAAGTTGCACAAAAGTTAATTGAAGATTATCCTAATGTATCTTGGGGAGTAAGTTTTGAAAATGTAGGTCCTAGATTTGAATATGTTCGACATAGAGCTGAATGGAAAACATTAATGGAAAACATTGACTATTTGGTAGGTCGTGTACGTGAAGTTAATATTCACCCAATGTATAATATGTATACTGCATTTAATCTTATGGAGTTTTATGATGCTATTGCTGACAAAGGTATAAATGATATTTTTTGGTGTGCTATCTTAAATCCTAGTCACTTTAGTGTTTTTGATCTTCCAAAAGATATGAGAACAGAAGCTAAACAAGAAATTAACAGAGTACTTGAGAAGTACAGAGATAGTTATAATTCAGTTCATAGGCTAGAAGAATACAGAACAGACCTTTCTCACGATAAGCCTACTATTGATCACGAGTTTCTTAAGTTTACTAGAGATTTAGAAAGAAAATGGCATCCGGATAAGAACTATTCATTCCGAGAACTTTGGCCAGATTTGTACTCAAAACTTAAAAAACATAGATTAAAATAGGTTGCAAAATGCTGCAAACTGTTGTATAATGTAAAAATGTATGATATCATCTTTATAGGACCTAGCGGCAAGCAGTTCGATAAATTAAAAGAAAAATACCCAACAGCAAAATTAGCAGCTGACATTAAGGCTGCTAAATTAATGTGCTTTACAAAGTTCTTTTGGGCTATCTGGCCTGATGTCGATATTGATAGCAGTTTTGCATTTGACTATAAAGTTGACGATTACAGTAAAGATTACATACACGTATTTAAAAACCGTCAAAATTTTGACGGAATCTGTTTAATTCCTAAACGAGCAGAACCGTCTAATAGAGAAATTAGCTACAGATTTTTTACAAATAAAAAAGAAGTTGATGTTGTAGCATCCTCCCCTAGGGAATATCAAAAAATTTATGTAACTGATTACGATGATTATATTAATCAACTAAAAACAGTAGATAGTGAATTTGTTTGGATTGTTCCTAATGATATAACTGTAACATTTGATTTTGATTATCATATTCCATACTGGGAAAAAGATGTTGTACACGTATTTAAAAACGGCAAATATCAAGACGGCATCTTTCTACATCATAAAGACAAGTATATTTCAAAAAGAGAATACGACTATAGATTTTTTACAAACAAAAAAGAAATAGAAATTACAGCATCTTATCCTGCACAATACGACAAAATAATTGTTAGTAACTATAATGACTATGTTAAACAACTAAAAGAAACTAACAGCGAATTTGTCTGGGTTATTCCAGACGACATAGAGACTGATTTTATTTTTGATTATCAAATACCATATTGGGAAAAAGATAATATACATATTTTTAAAAACGGGTTGTATAATGATGGTTTATTTTTACAACACAAGGACAGATATATTTCTCAAAGAGAATACGAATATTGCTGGCATACTAAAAAGAAAGAAATATCAATATTAGCTTCTAGACCAAAACCTTATGATATTGTGTTTATTAGTTATAATGAACCAAATGCAAATGAAAACTTTGAACGGTTATTAAAACAATTTCCAGATAGGACAATACATCGTGTTCACGGAATAGAAGGAATACATCAAGCACATATTGAAGCAGCAAAAGTTTGCGACACAGTTATGTTTTGGGTCGTAGATGGAGATGCACAAATATTAGACACATTTAATTTTGAACATCAAGTTCCAAAATGGCAGAAAGATAATGTGTTTGTTTGGCGTAGTCGTAATCCTATTAATGATTTAGAATACGGCTATGGAGGTGTAAAGTTATTTCCTGTAAAAGAAACAATCGAAATGGACGTTACAAAAACAGATATGACAACTAGCATTTCTACAAAATTTAATGCAATGTTAGAAGTTAGTAATGTTACGGTGTTTAATACAGGAGAATTTGAAACTTGGAAAAGTGCATTTAGAGAATGCTGTAAACTATCAAGTAAAACAATACGAGGACAAATAGATAATGAAACAGAAGAACGACTTAAAAGATGGTGCTCCCCGGAATCCTCTAGTGGAAGATATAGTGAGTGGAGCATTAGTGGCGCTCGCGCTGGTAGCAGGTTTGGTGATGATAATCGCAATAAGCCAGATAAATTAAATTTAATTAACGACTTTGATTGGTTATATGAACAATTTCAGCAACATACCGTGGAATAGTATAAAAAGTTTTGGACAAAAAACTTTGCTAGATACTGACTTGTTTACAGTGTCTTGGATTCTTGCGAGATTTTGTAACTATAATTGTTCTTATTGTTGGCCTTATGCAAGATCAAGTACGCCGGATCATCAAGAATTAGAAACGTATCTTCGTGCTCTTACAGAAATTAAAATGCAAGCAAGAGAAAACGGTTTTAATAATTTTCATTTTAGTTTTTCGGGCGGTGAGCCTACTGCCTATAAATACTTTGGGGAGCTTATAGAGCATTACTGTAGTGATACAGTACCCACGTATCAAAGTATACATATGACTACTAATTTGTCACCAGGAAGCAAATGGTGGAATAGATGGTTAGAAACAACAAGAACTCTGCAACGTAGAAGTATAACAGCAAGCTACCACGCAGAGTTTGCAAAAGAACAAGAGTTTGGAGATAAATGTCTCCAATTAATGAAAGAAGGTGTATATGTTACAATCAATCAAGTTATGGTGCCAGAGATGTTTGACGAGCTGTACGAACGCTTGGAACGATTTGCCGCCAGAGGTATCAATGTCACTCTTAAGCCACAGTCCGATCCTACCGCCAGCTTCGTGGTTAGAGGTTACACAAATGAGCAAGTTACTAGAATGCAGCAAGGATTCCCACAGCAATGGCAAGGAGAGCAAATTGCACAAATCGCACTCTATGACAAAGACGGAAAAGAGTACGAACTTGATCAAGCAGAAAGATTCAATGCGTTTGGCTTCAACAAGTTCCAAGGCTGGTCGTGCAATGCGGGATATCAAGGAATAGTCATTCGTGAAAACGAAGTAAAACGTAGTTACAGTTGCCACGAAGAGCCTTTAGGCACGTTGTCTGAAGGATTTGAAATATTTAAAGAACCACGCAAATGCGTAACACCTACATGTGTTAGTTCAGCAGATTCAAAGTTGCCTAAGAGAAAATAATGTGGAAATTTTTTCGTAATAGACATAAGAAAAAATTAGGCGATTCTCTTTGTTTAGCAAAGTGGACACAGTCTAACATTTATCTCGCAGCAGGTACAACACATAGTTGTCATCATCCCTTACCTCATAAAATTCCACTAGAAGAAATACAATCAGATCCTAGTGCGTTACACAATACCTGCTATAAGAAAAAACAACAGCAGATGATGCTAGACGGAGAACGTCCTAGCGAGTGTGACTACTGCTGGCGTGTAGAGGACACGGGCGGAATTAGTGATAGGCTAACAAAAAGTTTTACTAGCTGGAGCCGTCCATTTTACAATCAAATAAAACAAAATGATTTAGACACACCTAAATATCTTGAAGTAAGTTTTGATAATACTTGTAATTTAAAATGTAGTTACTGCGGTCCTGCATATAGTAGCAAATGGGTAGAAGAACTAAAACAGTTTGGTGCCTGGCCTAATCATCATCAAGGATTTGATAACATTCTAGCAAGAGAAGAAAATCCTTATATTGATGCATTTTGGAAATGGTGGCCCGATCTATACGCTAAGTTACACACCTTTAGAATTACAGGCGGAGAACCCCTACTAAGCAAACACACATATAAAGTGTTAGACAAGCTAATTGAATCGCCTAACAAAAAACTAACACTAGGTATTAATACAAATCTTTGTGTACCAGATGATATACTAGACAAGTTCTTTGAAAAAATAAAACGTGTAAAAGTTAAGAAACTAGTGATACACACAAGTTGCGATACGTTTGGCAAAGCAGCAGAATATGCAAGACACGGATTTGATTATTACAAATGGTACAAAAACTGTGAACGTATTAAACGTGAATTGCCACATGCAGAAATAGATATTATGGTAACTTATAATATCTTTAGTGTTACTACGTTTGACACATTTTTGTATGATATTATAAGACTAAAACAGACTGCTTGGTACAAGCGCAATAAAGTAAAAGTAAGCATAGGATATTTAAGAAATCCAGAGCAACTTTCTATTTGGGTATTGCCAGACACATTTTCTTATTATATACATAAGCAACTTGATATTATGCGCAATCATAATTTTACAAAAACAGAAATAAATCAATTAGAAAGATTGCTACCGTTGTTAAAACAAGGCGATGAAAAACTAAAACAACAGTTCAAAGAATTTGTAGATGAACATGATAGACGCAGAGGAACAAAATTTTTAGAAAGCATACCTAGCATGAGGTTATTTTATAATCATATTAATTAAAGATGTTTAACAAAAGTTTTTTTGTTTTTTGGATCATCCTTGATATTCACTCTATCACTCCAGCTACAAAGAGAACATTGTGAATTAGATTTGTAATATTCTTTGTTCCATTCTTCAAATTCGTCAGCAGAGCATCCAAAGTCTTGATCTACAATTTGTTTATATTTGTCATCAATAGCAAACTCTTTAGCTAGGTGTGGAAATATGGCTTGTAAAGGACACTGATATAATTTTCCGTTTAAAAGATATTTACATTTTTTACCTGGACATTTATTCCATTGTTCTTGTGGATCGTTTAATTTTTTCCAACTAATAAAATTATTATCTGTAATTATAAGATTTTCGTGTATATTGTAAAAATCCCAACTTTCAGAAAGAATTGCTTTAAATTTATTCTCTTTTTTTATAACATGTTTTTTATAAGCATCTACAGCTTCTGGATGATTTATAGTTTCTATACTAACATCGGCCCATTTTTTATTAATATATGATTTAGCAATGTCGTAATCATCTTTGCTATGTGTTGATATTTCTAAATGCCATTTTTCATCCCAATTTGGATATAGTTTGTCTAGCTTATGTATATGTCTGCCATTGGTAGTAATGTGTTTAATACTTTCAGGCCAGGCGGTTTCTACCCATTCCATCCATTGTTTGAGCTCAGGATGTAATAAAGGTTCGCCTCCTAAAAGAAATACTTCTTTAAATTTAACTTTTTGAGGCCATTTGTTTAACTCAAATTCTAAATCTTTAAAATTAAAATGGTGACCCCAGTTTAAATTATTAAATGTTATACACCCAGGACACGCCAAATCACAAGTATGATTTATGTAGATTTGTATATCATCGTATGTTGTCATAGTTAAATATTTATAGCCAAACGTACATTGACAAAACTTTTTATAGAATATATAATATAACTAGTAGAGAAATCTTGTATGAAAATTGATATTGAAGATATAATGTTCTGGATGGATGCTATACGTAATAGCAAAGACAAGTATCGTACCCTTGAAAGTTTTTGGAAAGGACAGTTATACAGTAAAGTTTGGTTAGTTAAAGAACTAGAACAATCGGCATTGCCTAGTAAAAATCAAATCGTTATCCATGGAGGCTGGAACGGTGTTCTTGCAAGTTTAATCTTTAATAGTAATATAAACGTAAAATATATAACTTCTTTAGACATTGACCCAGAATGCGAAGATACTGCTCGTACAATAAACAAGCGTCAAGAAATAGAAGGACGCTTTCAAGCAGTAACAGAAGATATGTGCGAATACGATTATTATGCTGATATTGTTATCAATACAAGTTGCGAACATTTGACACAAAAGCAATACAATAAATGGTTACAAAAGGTTCCTCCTTCAGCAACTATTGTGTTACAAAGTAATGATTATTTTGAACATGTAGAACATGTTAATTGTGCTACTGACTTAGATGACTTTGTAAAAATGAGTGGCATAAAGCCTTTCTTTGCAGGAGAATTAGAAACTCCAAATTATAAAAGATTTATGATTATAGGCAAAAAGAAATGAAATGGTACGACAGCGAGGATACACGACTAGGAAAGTTCCAGCGTGATTTAGAATCTAAGTCAAGTTGTACTTTTTGTGTACTTCCTTGGATACACCTAGCAACTCGTCCTAATGGAGATATGCGTTTATGCTGTACTGCTAATGCCAGCGGCGCAGGCGAAGATCACGAAGTAGGACTTGTTAAGGCAGAAGATGGAAAGCCCACTAATTTTGCACGTACAACGCCCTTAGAAGCATTTAACAGCGAGTATATGCGTAGTGTACGCAAAACTATGCTACGTGGTGAAATACCTG